GAGCACTAGATTCCCTGCGTTAATCCGGAAAATGTCTCCATCATCGATTGTTCTGCTGGCATCCAACGCGCCAACAAACAATATGTTTCCACCAGAAGATGCGTCTGCGATAAAGGCGTGAGTTATTGTATCCGCTGTGGTGGTCCCCGCCGCAGCAAAATCAATGTTTGCCGCATTGGTGGCTGTCTGTGTGTCTGTGGAATCAGCGCCTATCGTCGTCCAGTTTGCTGCTGTAACCTGCACTCTTGCATAATTGGTGAAGTCTGCTTCCGTTACTGATCCAGTCTCAGCGGCAGATACGGCTGTAGCCAGCCCAATATAGATGCTGTCACCCGGCGAAGAGAAACTCAGCGAGTTGTTCTTAAAGATGAAGTGCAACAACCGTCTTTCTAGATAGTTTGTTGCCGCATTAGATGTAGCCATGTTCTACTCCTTATGTGCGGGGCCGGTCTGGCAATCCCCTGCGATACGCATCGCTATTCTCTCTCGCCTCTGCAAGATCCTTCAACCTGGACAAGGCTCCGGTAAACTGCTTCTCATACATTTGCAGCATGTCAGGCTCACCCTTCATGTAAATATACGCTTCGTATAACGAACCGTAAAGCAAGGCATTCGGAGCATTGGTGCTTAACCATGTTGTGCCGCTATCTGCGCCGGCAGTCAAAGAGGTTGGTCTGTAAAAGTAATGAAACTCACAGACATAGTTGCTGTCTGGAGTCGGCGCTAGAATCACGTTGTTCAAATCGAACCTAGCGTAATACTTAGGGGTGCCTGTTGTTGCAGAATTTGGATTGTACTCCTGTATGTAGTTTACATCCTTCTGCAACAGGAATTCTTTTGAACTGCTATTTGTAATAGACAACGAAAATGATGCTAGGAAATCTGTAGGCAACGACAAGAACGGATCGTTTTGAGATACGGCACTCGTAGCGTTCTTACGGAACAACTCAAGATCTACTAGATAGAATATGCGATCTTCAGTAGATCGAATAAAATCATCGATGTTCGAGACAAAAGCTGTTTCTGTGTTTTCAGTGTACTCCTGTATCGCTGTCTTCAACTGTGCAAAAGTGTACGCCATCTACTTCTCCAGTGTCACTGGGCCGGAGGTCGCATTTTCACCACCCCCGCGTTGACCACCTGCTGTTGCGGTTCCGGACGTGGCTGTGAAGGTATACGTGTCGGTGTCCACAACAGTGATCGAATAACCCGAACCGCTCTCCAAAACCGTGCTTGTAAATCCATCAAAGCCCTCCGTCTTGCGGAATCTTACCGTATCTGAGGACGAACGTCCATGAGATGGCTCGATAACAGTGATAACTGCTGATCCCGATGCCCCTGACAAGAAGGGATTTGCTATTAATAATCTAGCAATCGACACTTCTGTACGCTGATCAGGACGTGGGTCATGAAGCGCTTGCGGGTCCGGCCCCACTCGTATTGGCTCTAGTTGAGGATGTTTTGACTCAAACTCATCGTTGCCAACCTTAGATCCATTCCACTCCGTAACCATGTCACGTAGTCTGTACCTAAAACCAGACCTGTCAGAAATGCCATATGCATCTTTGCCTGATGCGAACCGTGCCATTAGTTCACTCTCAGGTATTGCATACTAGGCTGTAGCTTTAGAGCTACGCGGTCTTCGTCTTCGTCGGCTGCGCGTTGGAATTCTTCTTCATACACAACCTTCAAAAGCTGCACACGTTCCGGCGCTTTCTTCAACGCCGTGTAGTAAGCAAGCCCCGCCACCATACACGGTAGAAACCGAAACGGCGCGTCTGTGGTGTTAACTAAAGCATCCGCATCTTCGATGCGCCGTACATAGTAATACACAAGACTGTCACTAGAACTGTCCGGCGTAGGCCACAGCGTTACCTCGGGGGAAACCTGCCTGTTATAGAAAAACTGACTTGGTCTTCCTGTCTGATCTTTGTTTGGTAGATGCAGGTATTCACTTCTAGACATACGAGCTAGCTGAAAGTCTGTACTGCTTCGACGGAGAACTACCTCAAGCAAGTCCGTGTGTGTTGCATCAAAAGTATAGGTAGCTGTTCCAGAGGTCAAAGACTGTGTCGCTTGTTTGACTGTCCATAGATTTAGACCTCTGTTTGCCCAATCCGCGAACATTAGGTTCAAAGAACGCCGAGCCGTACGCGCATCGTAACCTGTGCGAACCTCAAGGCCGCACCGCTCATATGCCTCTTCTATGATCTCAGCTACGTCGAGATCAAAGTCCCTTGAACTTGATGTAGTCATTTTTCGTCCTCCGCGTACAGATTGTCAAAGATCTGATTCACATCCAGAGTATAGTCCAAATCAGACTTGGAGTAATGGATATGTTGAGATGGCCTGAAATCAGGCGCACCTTCTCCTGTTTCAAACCATGCCGGATGTGTCACTCTTACTCTGTTATTCGGCAACGCTATTATGTTTCCAGTCCATTTGCCCGCATCCAACAACTCGAGAACATGACTCTGTTTATGCTGCGCCGGATCATCCGCCACCTCACTCTCAGTGTAGTCCACCGTAAAATAATACTTCGCCGGATACATCTCACCGTCTACTTTTGCCAACCAGGGACAAGGCTGTGCCCTGTCTAATACATACACCGCATGTGTGTGCGACATGCAATCCCAAGGCTGTGCATAATGAACAGGCATGGGATCCGGCCACTCGTCTAACGGTGTATCTCCTACTAATGCTGTTATGGGCATCCTTGCCCACATTGCGCCCCCGTGGACGTTGTCTTCACCGGTGTCGTCCACCTCACAACCGGTAAAGATAGTTTGAAAACTCAAGCAGCGATTTGGCATCGCTGTGACGGCTATTGCCATCGCGTGAAGGAAGTCCCCGTGGTGGTCGTCATGATTGCAGGTATACTCCCTTCGCACCCAACACTTGAAGTGCGGGATGTTACTTTGAAGAAATGCCACGTTTTACGTATCCTTATTTCCGTTTAGCACCGCCACGAGCATAGCCTTTTTTCTTCATGGCGCCGCCCATGTTTTTCTTAGCAACGCCACCACGCTTCATGCCTTTTTTCTTCATGGTGCCGCCCATGTTTTTCTTAGCAACGCCGCCGCGCTTCATGCCTTTTTTCTTTTTCTTCATTGCCATCTTGCTTCTCCTTACGCCTTTCTGGTGGGCATCTGCCCAGCACCGGCCATTTCCTTACGCGGTGCACACATAAATTTGCCATCCTTGGCCTTCACTGTCCCGCCCTTCTTTTTAAACCCCATTTTATTTCTGACGGGAGTTGGTAAATTAGGCAGACCTTTGTTACCTGGGGGTATGTCTTTTAGAGCCATTACTTCTTTTTCCTTCTCACTGCTTTCACACGACGCGGCTTACCGGCAGGCTGACCAATGCGTTTCTTTTGACTGATTCTACTACGCTTTTCAGCCGCTGTCATTTCTGACGATGTCTTAGGAGTTTTAGAAGAAACGCGTTTGGAAGGACGGCAATAAGGAGTGCCGCGTTTTTCGCCCTTCTTTCTGCCACACGCCTTGCCAGTGCGTACATCTTTCCAGTCCTCTTTAAACCAGCGCTTTAACGCCAATCCTTTTTTGGTTTTACGTACAGCCATCTTAGTCTCTCGACTTTCGTATTTGTTCAAGACTTTCTTGTATGGTCATGTCTTTCTTCGCGTTAGGGTCGTACTTGCACTGATACTCATTCGGCACAAACTCCAGATACTGAAAAAACTGAGACTCTATCGTATTGTTCGCACCTCGGAACACACAAATTATTTCTCTGTTTTCTAGCTTTTCACACTTCACCTTACGACAAGTGACCATTTGATCAGCACTAGCTGAGTGAGACTTTAGCAGTAAAATAAAAGCAGTCAAAGCCGCGAGGCCAACTCCAGAAACTAAAATCCACGCTACAATTTCCACAAATTTACGGCGGCGTTCACGTTGACGATACAAAGTCTCCTTGCGCCTCTTTCTTATTTGTCCTTCCATTGCAACGAGTTGATCCCATTTTGACTTGCCCATTGTCAAAGAAATCCACTGCTGTAGCTCATAACGCTGCTGCTGTGCCTTTTGCTTGTTGGCAAAAGTCGTTATGGCCTCTTGCTCAACGCTTTGACCACCAAACAGCTTTTTAAAAATAGGAGGGTTCTTTGCTTCTTTTTCCATCTGATCAAGGTCAGACAGTGCGCCCATCCAGCGCGAAAGATCCGAGGCCATAGCCTCTATGTCCCGGCCTATGGCAAAGCCTTTCTTTAGCGCGCCAAAGGCTGCTGAAGCAGTCGCCATTGCAGATACTGGATCCATCAGTACACTTTCGTATCTTTATCTACCATTGCCGGCAAACAGTAAGATGTGATTTTTTGTCCTTGCTTGTGCAGCCGTTGTGCAAAGTACACGCACTCATCAACAGAACGAAAATACATGTCATTACT